AGCAGCCGATGGTCCCAGTCCCACCCATCTGAAGTCTCGGTAACGAGCGAGCCATCCGCCTCGAGCTGGTCGCCGAGATGAATCCCGAACCCTGCACAGTTGGCATATTTGCCGCTGGTGACCGCGCCGTTCACTAGGCTAGCAACCTCGATCGGCGTGTCGTCGATCCAGATCGTCTCGACCGCCTCGATCCGATGCCCGGCCAAGGCGACGACCAGATGCATGTTCTGCTTGTCGGGGCCGCTGCTTGCAGCAAACAGGATCGGGCCGGACACCTTGGTCCGGCCATAGATCACCCGGCGGGCTGCGACCGGGGAGCGAACCATCTGCTTCTGGTCGGCCGCCGTGCTCTCGACCGTTGCCGCCTTCGCTTCGGTGCGGAGGAGCATGCCGAGGCCCATGGCGACGACACCACCGACGATGGCGCCAACCACGGCACCAATTGCCGCGGCGGTCGCTGCCGTGATTGTCCCTGCGGTGATTGCACCCGCCAGCGCGGCAGCGACGCCAGCGCTGGCGGCGTAGGAGGCTGCTGCAGCCACGACGGCAATAATAAGTGGCGGCATTACGCCTCCGCGATGGGGAGAGAGGGCCGGGGCGGCTGAACTAGATCGCCCAGGTTCGCTTGGCGTAGCGGCTAGGCAGGAAGCGCAGCCCGTCGAGGCCGGTAATGGCCACGCGGTCGTCAAGGATGACCCCGACGAGCAGCTGGTTGCCCGCTTCGACCAGCGCCCAGTCGCCGCGCATGGCATAGGCCGGCGGGCATTCCGGGGCGCCGAACTCGGCCATCGTCTGGGCGACCGCCTCCTCGAAGCCGCCGCGCTCGACGAGGATCGCCTCGAGCGCCGCCTCGTCGCCGTAGGAGCCGCGGATCCAGGCGGCCGGGTCCTCGCCGGTCAGGGCGACGGTGACGTCGGCCGCGAAGCCGGCGCAGTCATTGGCGCCCCAGTAGAAGGGCGCCGTGCGGCGGTCCTCGACGATTGCCGCCAGACGCTCGGGCCAGTCGGCGAAGCGCGGCCGCGTCGGGGCGGTCCTCAACGCTTCGGCGGCGGGTTGTTGTCCCACCACCCTTTCGCCGGCCAGAGGAGTTGTTTCTCGACGGTCGCAGCGACGAAGCGCAGGCCGAGGTCGCCGGGATGGGCCCGGCGCTGGTCCTCGTCGGTGTAGCGCCGCAGTTTCGGCCGGTCCCAGTCGGCCAGGCGGTTCTGCAGCCGGACGCTGACCGTCGCGGTATCGCCGACCGTGATGTCGAGCTGGTCCATGCGGCCGCGGAAGAACAGGATCGGCGCGTCGACCGGCTGATAGGTGGTCGGGGAGAGCGGGACCTCCCAGACGGAGCCGCGCCGGCCCTGATAGGCCTGCGACAGAGCGATGGCGACGCTGTCGCGGGGCACGCCGGACAGCTGCACCGACAGGTCGAATGCCCGCAACTCGGCGCTTTCCTCGACCGTGGTGATGGCGCCGAGGCCGCCGACGCCAAGGAATATGTTGCCGTTCAGGCTGATATCCGCCGGCGAGCCGTTGATGCGGACGAAGCCGGATGGGAAATCCAGCTCGATCGCCACGGTGCGGATTGGCGTTTCGCTGGTGACGGAGGCGATCGCCGCCGAGGACAGTCCGCGTGCCATCAGAATATCGCCTCCTCGAAACTGAGGGTCACAGCGCCGAAGACGCCGCGCTCGTACTCGACGCCCTGGTCGTCGCTCGAGAGCCGCCAGACCGCCTTGGGGGCGGTGATGGTGACGACGGTTCCGGCCGTCGGCGTGCGACGGATGGGCGGCGCAATGGCAAGCACGCTATTGCCCGAGCCGTCGGGGAACGCGTCGGCGGTAATCATGTGCAGGACGTCGCGGCCGGTCGGATCGACCCAGCCGATGATGTCGCCGGCCATGAATGCCGGCGGGCCGGTGCCGAGCCACCCGCCGGTCTGGACGAACTTCCCCGTCTGGCCGGCGGGAATGGTGATAGCCGCCGCCGGGGAGCGGGTGCCGCGGCGGGGCATGTGCGTCGGGCCCCAGCGGAACCGCCCGGCCCGGCCGCCGAGCGAGGCGATAAAGGCCTGCATGATGCGCCACTGGCTCTCTGGCAGATTCGCCCAGCGCAGCTCGGCGGTCCACCGGGAACCCGGCAGTTCCAATGTCTGCTCAGTGCCGTCGAACGGGCTGCGGCCGCCGGACTGGGTATTGGCCGAGAGCGCCAGGCGGGCGCTGTTCGGGTTCCGGAGCGCCGCCGGCCAGGTCAGGATTGCCATCAGCGGCGCCCGAAGGTGCGGGCGTCGGCGCCGCCGCGGTTGACGCGGGCGGAAAGGTCGGCCCGGGACGCCGCGAGGATGGCGGGCATCCGCCGGGCGAGGACTGCGTCGAGGCGCTGCTCGACCCCGGCGTCAGCGCCGCGGGCGTCGATCGAGATCTGCGGCCCGCCGCCGCCGCCGTTCATGGTGACCGGGATGGTCCGGCCATCGGGCAGCGGGACATAAGCCTCCGCGTTGACCCGGCGCTCGCCGAAGATGGCGACCTGCGGCGAGCGCGCGATGCCGCCGCCGGCGTATTTGCGGAGCGGGAGCTCGCCGAGGGAGGTCATAACGCCGCCGTTTGCCATGGGTGCGCCGGAGATGGTCGGGCCGATCGGGGCGGAATAGACCGACCCGGCGCCCGCCGGCATGCCGCCGCCGAAGTAAGAACTGATAGCCGCGCTGGCGATGCCGCCAAGCGCGCTAGAGCCTTGCTCCATTGCCTTGCCGATCGTTGCCTTGAAGATGATTTGCGCCAGCTGCTTCTCGAGGCCGCCCAGCATGTCGCCGACCTTCTTGCCTTCGAACGCCACGCCGGAGAACGCATCCCCGAAGGCGTCGCCCATGTTGCTGATTGCCCCGGTGAAGTCCTTCATTTTCCGCATCTGCTCGTCACCGAAGGCCAAGTCGCCGGCGTTCTTGATCCGCTGCAGGGCCTCCGGAGATCCGGCATCGAGGCCTTGGCCCTCGATGCGCTGCCGCTCGCCGAACTCGCCGAGATAGCGCGCCCGCTCGTTCGGCATCATGCCCGCAGCGGCGCGAGTGGCCCCCTGCTGCCCGAAGGCCTGGCCTTGCTGGTAGAGCGCGCTCTTGTTCTGCAGCGCCTCATTCAGCCCGACCGTGGCGGTCTTCTGCGCCGTGATAAGGTCGACCTGCTCCTGCAGCGCAGCGCGCAGCCGCGGATCCGTCTCGTCCTTGATGCGCGCCCGGATGGCGACGGTGACCTTCTCGACCTCGAAGGCCTGCCGGGCGAGTAGCGCCTCGCGCGGGCTTTCCGCCGCGGCGAGCGCCTGCGCCATCTTCAGCTGCTCGGCCCCGCGGAGGATCTCCGCTTGCCCCGGGTCGAGCGCCTTCTGAAAGCGGTTCTCGACCGCCTGGGCAGCGCGGCCGGCGGCGGCGCCGCGCTTGGCCTCGGCGTCTGCGGCCTGCTGGCTTGCATAGGCCTGCTCGGCCGTCACCTTGGCGACCCGGGCGCGGACGACCCGCTCGGCCTCGAGACCTTCTAAGCCTGCGTCCCGCGCTTCATTCTCGCCTTGGATGCGTGCCCGCTCGATCGACGCCGCCTGCGGATTCAAGCCGAGGACCCGCTTCCCCTCGAGGGCTTCGCGCTCGGCGCGCTGGATCACGTCGAGCCCCGCGCCGTAGCTGCCAGGGGTGCCGCCCAGGCGGTCGACGGCAGCCCGGTCCCGCGTCTGCCGCTGGGTTGCCGACGCCGCCTCGAAGCGCGCGGCCTGTAGCTGCTGCTCAATGGCGGCGACGGTTGAGGCGCCTTCGGCATTGGTCGCGCCAGTGACGCCGCGCCGCCGCGCCAGGGCCGAGCCCGATGGGCCGGTCGAGGCCCCGCCGCGAGCTCGGGCGAGATCCGCCTCGAGCTCGACGATCCGCATCCCGGCCTCCTCGGCGTCATTGCTGGAGCGGCCGAGCTCGGTTGTCGCTGCGGCCCGGGCCGACCCGAGTTGCTCGCTCCGAAGCCGGGTCGTCTTCTGGATCGTCGTCTCAAGCAAGTTGTTGATGGAGTTCTGGCCGGTGATCCAGGCCTGGTTGGCTTTGGTAATCGCCTCGACGCTGGTTGCCACGTCGAGCAGCTTCATCGCCAGAATACCGACGGTCAGCACCGCGCCGGCGATGGCGCCGCCGGTGCCGAAGACGCCAAGGAACTGCGAGGCCTGCTGCGACAGCGCGGTCATCGCCGAGGTACCGCCCTGAACCTGGACGGCGAAGTCCTGCAGCTGATAGCCGGCGGACTGCATGCCCTGCTGCAGGCGGCCGAACTGGGTCGTGCCCTCCTTCGCCTGCTCGCTGATCTTGCCCAGGCCGCCGCCGCTCGACGAGGCCCGTGCGACCGCTGCCTCGAGCCTTCAGGTCGGCCTGTAGCTTCTCTGCGTTGCCGACACTCAGGGACAATACGATTGAGCGAGTGCTGCCCGACATAGCGCCTCCGGAGCGCCATGCAGGCTACCTCAGACGAGGAGCAGCCGCTTGGCGCCTTTGCTGATGTTGGCCTTCGCCGGGTACGGCCGAAGGTTGGAGAGAGCCCAGCACGCGCGGAACTCAGGGCAGTCAACAGAGGTCACGTTGAACGATGCGACTGGCTGAATATGATTCAGGTGCCAAACCGGCCCCCAGTTCTGCCACGTCATGCCCGGTGCAAACTGGCGCTCAATGTGGCGCATGAAAGTGTCTAAGTCGTAGCCGACGAGGCGGGTCCAGGTTTTGCCGCCCTTGCTGCCGTTGCCTAGGAAGTTGCGAACCGTGACCTTGATATGGGTCGCAATGCGCTGGCGGATGGCGCGGGCGCCGTTCTCCGCTTTGATCTCCGCATAGATGCGGGCCTTCGTCGCCCGGACCTTGTCCGGATTGGCTGCGTGCCACCGCTTCGACTTCGCATATACATATTCGGGGTTCTTCTGCCGCCAGCGCCGTCCCCTCTCGGAAACCTTCTCCGGATTGGCAGCAACCCACGCCCGCCTAATCTCCTGCACACGCTCCGGGTTGGCCTTTTGCCAGTTGCGGATCGAGGCCTTGTGCTTTTCAGGATTGGCGCGGCGCCACTTGGCGCTATGCGCATTGTGCTTGCCCTTGTTCTGCTGACGATAGCGCGCGTTGTGCCCCTTCGCCTTAGCCTTGATCTCCTCCGGATGCCTCGCCCGGTAGCGCGCCTGGGCTTCCCGCTGCTTGGCGCGGACCGCATCGGGGTTTGCCGCCCTCCGCTTCGCCCCCGCTGCGTAAATGCAGACCTTGCAGCGCCGGTTCAGGCCTCCCGTGTGCGTCTTGTGCCGGGTGAAATACTCCAGCGAGAGCGGTTTCTCCTCGCCGCATTCCGAGCAAACCCGCATCGCGTCCATCGTAAAGCCCTAGCTGCGCCTCGATTCTAAGGCGCCGCACCGGCCTCGCAATAAACGAGAGCGTAATCGCGCTACTCCCCCACGTCCTTGCGATCAGCGAGGCCGGAGCGAATGCCCTCGGCTGCGGCCATGACGAGATCGGCCGCGAGATCCGGCGGCGTCCCGGCGGCCTTGGCGAGGGCGAGCGCGCCGGCCATGTCGACGGTGGCGACAGTCATCCCGCCGCCGGTAAGGCAGGCCTCTGTCGCCCGTAGGCAGGCCGCGCCCTCGGCGGTCTGCGGCAGGTTCAGCTCGCCGGGACAGGCGGCGCATCCGGGTCGCTCTCCCGCCCCGGCGCCTGGCCATTCGGCCCGGTCGGGGCAGCCTCCGCAGGCGGCGT